ATACAACAAAAAAGATATATTTTATATCTAAATGATATATATTATTGTAACTTATTATATATCAATATGATATTTTTTATCACACCCCTAATCCTTTGCTTAATCTAGCGCCAACGCTAAAGAAATCCATGCTGCTTTCTCGGGCTTCGGCGCCCCTGTCGTCAGTTTCGTTTGGAGGTATGGTGGCCAACAGCATGATAATATTGGCGTAACTGAGTCCATCAACTACGTACTCAAATGACCATCCGAAGTATTTGCAGATGTTTCCAATGAAAGCCCATGGGCTTTCTGATCCTGGATATTCTCTATCTTTATCCTTACCTGATTTAGGTATGTTGTAATAAGAAAAAAACGCTTGACGTCCAGCGCCTCCACCACTGCGAGTACTGTAGATTCAAGTTGATCTATTGTCAATTTTTCCATTAATTCTTGCGGCAGGGAATCTGGGCAATCAGGCGCATTATGCACTAGCTCTGCTACTACTCTGGCTGTTACCTCAATATTATTGGTCAGCAGATTATGGATGTTAAGCTTTTCGTCAGTTACTTCCATCTTTACATCTGCCAGCAAAGAGTTTATCCGATGCATTGTCCCAAGAGTTGTTGCAGGCGCATAAAGCATGCTGCCGTCATTTAGTACTGCAATTGATTTCTTCGTGGAAGCAACAGTACTTGATATTGATTTTATTTGTTCTGGTGTCATTGATTGAATGATATATATTTTGAACTATGCTGATTAGCGTAGAAATAGGATTCTCCCGAAGCCATTAGCTTCTTTCTTTCTACTTCGTTGAATGTCCTTTTTACCTGTCCGTACTGATCCATCGAATGGAATAGCTTATCTGAATCGATGACATCCATAAATCTATGAGGTGTAAGCCCTGCGTTATGTATTCTCCTGCTGAGATCAGTATGCTCATATTTTCCTAGCCCAAATTCGGTATCAAATCCACCTACGATGTTCAGGCATTTTCTTGTGAAGTACATCATGCACCCACACCCTAATTGATGTATCATAAATCCGTCATTAACATATCCACTATTCCAAGAGCTGGTGCCCTCCCACCCAGAAGTGAATGTAAAGCATAAGTGGTTAACTCCAGACTGTATATAGGGCAAGTGCCAACCTTCCATTTTCGGATAACAGTCGTCATCAAACAAAAAGATATGATCTGCTCCCCAGTCATAGGCTAGTTCGAAACATTTGTTTTTAGCTCGGGGAATGCCAACCCTTTCGCAAAATCTATAATCCGAATCGCAATATGTAATATCGCTGGCATCGTCCACTATGAACAGCGCCGCACCTTCAGGCAAATATTCTTGTATATGCAGATATGTTGTTGCGAACGCTTCTGGTCTATTTCGAGTTGTTATGCAAATAGCGATTTTAGCATTCATCCCACCAGTCTATTTTAAAGTTCTTATCCGTTAAATATCTCCAGTAAATACTTGGCCTTTTAATAGCGAACTTGATATGAGTGATTATATTTTTCATTTCTTCCAAAATTTACCCGGACATATATCCCATGGCCGGTTCCATGATACACCATCATTTCCTTCAACTTCCCAAGCCTGATCAACTCCTGCTGCACCTGATCCATATAGGTCATAGGACACACAACCGTTTCGCTCCATCAGGTTTTCCCAATCGATCAGCAGTACACCGCGTGTCGGGTGAATGACAACATTGCATAGCGCAATATCACCATGCCAATAACCTTTATTATGAATAGCTATTATCAACTTCCTTAGATCGTCCCTATACTTGATAGATTGGTTTTTAGGAAGGTCAAGAATGGGTGTCAGCTTTTCTGTCCCAAGCCATCCTTCGCCATAACCAACCAGTTTAGGTGCAGCAAATGACAGAGTCTGGTAAGCTAATACTTCTTTCTCCCATTTATCGCGGTAACTTTCAGGATAAACTTTAAGTACCGTGTCTTTCCTTATTTCAACTTCTGCGTAGCCCATTACTTATGTTTAAACCAACTGAAACCATTCCTTTCCTCGGCTTTGAACCTGGTGCAAACCTGTCCTCCATGCCTAAGTTTGTCGTTAAAGTGTTTGCGGACGACGTAGTTGAATGCGCCCATGTCAGTAGTCCCCGCGTCTGGTATCCCGTGGTGCCTGTGATCGTAATAGCAGAAGTAATAAAAGTCTGTTATGGCGCGACAGAATTCGATAACAATCTCGCATTGACCTCCCAATATACCGGCGTTGACAAGTTGGTATTTCTTCCCGTATGCTTTAAAGAAGTCAACTAACGGTGGTGCTTTATGATTAGCCTTCATCCAGCCCCCTTCGTCATCCAAAGTTTTATTTTCGTCACCTGTATATAGATAATCTCCTAATGCACTCCAATCAGGCTCATTAAGCATCTCAACGTCCGATCCATCAACACAGAACACGTTGCCGACCCAATGTTTATTGGCTACAAGCCACTCCCTATAAGACACCCATCTTTGAAAATATGGATTGATTGATGTCTCAACCCTAACGAACTTAACGGCGTCAGTGTCCTCATCTTCTAAGCAATCTGTTAACACGACAACCTTAGCCCCTTTAACACTCTTAATAAGCGGCTGCAACACTTTGCTTTCACTGGCCCACGATCTGTTATCCTGTGTGTCCTTGACGCCATTGAAATAGCACGTAAGAATAACGTTCTCTTTTTCCATGAAAGGGAAATAATAATCTTCATGCCTCCGTTCCATAAATATCTTTTCAGAGTGCTCAACACAGGCGTCGCGTTCTTTTCCTGTTACTGTGCTAACAACCTTTTCATGTTCGTCGAGCGACATAAAGAGTCCTTTGCTACTAGCGATGTCCATATATCTAAATGACGTTAAACCCGCCATGTATATCCTGTCGCTCCACGAAGGGTGCTCACAACCCCACTTGCCGTATACGGTGTCCATCCCCCCGACTCTATCCAATACCTCTCGGGTACAGTAAACCATTACACCGCGTGTTTGCAGGTAGGCGACCTTTGTGCTGTCACGGTATACCTCCCACAAGCCAAAGTTGTAGTTAAGGTGCGGTTCTTTATGGTTTATGTATGGCAAGTGCCAGTTTGGCACCAACGGGTAACAATCATCATCAAATAGAAAGAAATGGGTACAGCCAGCCTTATACAAAAGATCTAGGCATTTGTTCTTTGCGGCCGCAATCCCAGCGTTTTTTTCAAACCGATAATCAGCCTCTTTAACAGGCGTGGTGCTCGCATCGTCCACAACGACTAACACGGCGCCTTTTGGAAGAAACCTTTTTATTTCCTCATGGCTTTTTTTGAATACATCGTACCTGTTATATGTGGTAATGGCAACGCCGACCTTAACGCCTTTGGAGGCGCTGTCTACTTCATCTAATAGGGCTTTGATCTGCTCTATCGTACTCATTGTCCTACCTCCTCCAAATGGCTCTTTAAGCGCTCATAAGTCCATGGACATATAAAATCCATTCCGTTATAAAGCACAACACTCATGTCACACCCATCTTCCCTGTATGGACCAATACCTGCTATTTCATAAAACGTCATTTGCTTTAACTCACAATCCTCAATAGATGTTTCTTTGCCAAGAAGCTCGTTAAGCTCTTCCTCGCCTTCTGGATCGTGATATATTGGTAGCTCAATACCTTTAAAAGCTACACTATAGGTTAGCTCTGCCATCTTGCCAAGTTTTAATAGTTAAAGTGCCATTTTAAAGAAAGGGAGTGCGAGCGCATCTCCCCCTCTAATCCCTTGGCAAGGGTTAAGTTGTAGGAGTTGAAGGAATATACCTGAAACCCCATGGCGACATTGGATTTCCGTCTCCGTCGTCAGGAGTTGTTGCGCGTGCCGTAAACGACATTGCGAACATGTCTGTCCTGGTTAATGGATCAGGGAACCCTGCTGTAACAGCACCAACTGGTATAAACAACTGGAATTTCTTGCCCTCAAATGGTTTTGAGGTAACCCGAAAGGCAAATTGTTGAACAACTGGCTGAGCTGGATATAAGAATTCTTGGTCTGTATCATTCCATGTACCTCCGAATAAATCTGCGGCTTTCTCTCCATCGATATCGAGGGAAGAAGCTGCGACCGTGGCGGGATCTGTATCGCCGGGCAACACGAACCTGATTCCAGATTTATCCTCTACACGGATATCGTTCGTTGCAACCTCAGGGACTGTAATAGCCAATGAGTTGTCCCGGATATCCACTATTTTTTTCCAACCCGTGGTTGGCATGGTTCCATCCCCTGAAATGGGAGCGTATTCTAATGATTCTACGCCTGTTACTGGTGTTGGCATAATTTTTAATTTTAAGAGGCGTCTTGCCTCAGTGAATAATATCTTAATCTGATGTTGGCAAAATGACTGTTGTTGTCATCCTTTATGATCTCGGCAGGTTTATCTAGTCTGTAGAAGTAATCGTACTCATATCGTTCGTTGAATAGATCGATCACAAGGGGAATTAAAGCTCTGAACCGTTCAAGATTGGGTTGATATCCCAATGTTCCTGCATCGATGTCGGGCACATGAATGTTCACGTTGATTACACCCTCCTGCGTTTGCAATGCATTCAACGCCAGCACCCCTACCACCACATCTTCTTTTTTACTGTTATCAGGTCGCTGCATTTTGCACACAAGTCCTGAAATTGGCAATGAGGCCGCTATCAGAATTTTTGCTGTTTCGTCAATAATGTCTATACCTGTTTTTACCGTTTTCATTGTTTATGCTGCTTTAGCTCTATTCCAAGCCTCCCTAACTTTGCTTTCAAGTCCGAGTGTGGATCCGGTAGTAACATCACGTCCTCTCGCCTCTACCCAGCTAGCGTATTCCATCCCTGCTACGAAAATTATTGCCCAACCCTTTTTGTACTGCTTGGCAATGTCATTAGCGTACTTTTCTCCTGCCGTCAACCCCTCCGATCCCTGTAATTTTATTTCAAAGCTTTTTGCCAACTGTTGACCATTGTGAATAATTATGTATCCGATAGACGACCGTAAGTTTCCTGTCTGATCGTTGAAGCCTCCGTCACTGGGGCTTTTCTGCCTCATCTTAGTTACCGCCTCCAATCCAATAGCATCTAGCTCAATTTTCAGTATCTGCATGAAGCGATAAACCTCTTGCTCAACCTGCTGTTGTAGTTGCGATGGACTTGTTTTTCGTGTTACCTTGATGTTCATATCCACCCCCTTGAATGCAGTTGACCTTTTTTGAACCTGATCATTTCCTTTTTTCCTTCAAAGTACTTGCTGCATGATACATCTATCTGTTGAGGTAGTTCGGTTCCTTCTGGAAAGCATAGATCGAATGCGTAAACAACTTCTTCTCCGTCCGCTTTCTCTACCCTGCGCCCAGCCCCATTTGGAGTAAACCTGCATACTACCTCACGCTCTTCCATCGTTACTGGAATATAATCACCTGTAACAGGATCATATCCTCCTTCTGTTGGAATGTACGCTATCAATATGTCTGGATACTGCTCAATCATTTTCTATTGGCGTTCATTATGGTTACCATCCTCTGTAAGCTGTTATAGCGGGCGCAAACGGATCGGGTATTCCATACATATCGCACAACAGGGCAAACACCTCTTTTAGCCCGTCAATGTCCTGCATAGTAATGGAATAATCCAACTCGCTTACGCTCTTGGGTAAAGACATAACCCACAGAATAAGCCCTTTTATCACGTTTACAAACTCCTTCGACTTGTCTTCACTATAAGGATCATCAGCGTCCAGTCCTTGACGGGCAAGCTGAAACTCTATTGCCGATTCAGGCAGTTTGCCGAAGATTGCTGTTTGCGATAAAATGGCTTCTTTGTAGGTCATGTTGTTATGTGGTTGGAGGAACTACTGTCAACGTGTCCACTTGGAATATTTCATCCACATTGTTGATAACGGGTACCTGACGAGTCTGGATGTCAGTAAATTCTCCAAATGGTTTATGGGTCACATACTTTGAAATAAGCGCACCATTTTCACCATTTGTATAATTTACAGCCTCAGAACGGTGTCCGTCTTCAACTACACGTTTCCATACCAATTGTCCAACGTTAGTACCGGTAGTCAATATCACTTTACCTTCATCCCAAGCCTTTACTGTTTTCTTTACTCCATCTTTTTCGAACTTAACCGAACGATTGATAATCGTAACCGAAATACCTAATTCAGTTTCCAAGAAGTTCTTGAATTCCTTGCTAGAAGGCGCGGGTTTTGTGGTTCCGAAATTTCCAGCAAATACGGCATACAGGTCTTTTACTTCCTGAGTTTGACGAGCGTTCTCATAAGACTTTTTATCCATGAATGCGTCGGTAATGGTTTTGCCTTTAGCATCAGCTTTATCAATAGATCTATTTAAATCACTGATAGGCGTTGCATTAGCTTTGTCGCTCCACAGAGCGATTACTCCGTCTTTATTGTCGGATAAATAACCATAATCGACACGAACACCTGTACCAACATTGTCATTGTCGGTCAACGCTACTCCAGATGAGAAACCTCTTAAAAATAGATATTCCTTTTGTTCTTCAACACCAACGATACATCGTTTAGTGTCATCGAACAACTCTGCGACGATTTCGGATTCGGCGGCATTCTTGGCAATTAATGTGTCAACCAGATCGAGCTGGTTTTCATTCATCTTCAATTCCATACCGATCTTCGGAATATCTCCTGAAGCAGTAGAAATAGGTGGACGGCTCTTTAAAGGCAATGGTGAATCCATTGCAACCACATCCGCTACTACATTCTGGTTGTCCGATGTGATTGAAGTCCATTTACCGTCCACTGACTGCTTTGCTGTCAGCATTGATTTGTGAAGGTATGTTGGAGCTTTATCCTCACCGTTAACGGTTTTATAGACTCTTGCTACAAAACCTGTCAAGTACTTTTGGAAGTACTGAATAAATTGTGATTGCTCTGCCATTACGATAAGTCTGATCTAAATTCAATGTGATTACTCAAAGCAGTTAGAAATGCTGCTTTTATATCTGCTACAGGAAACGGCGAGGCCGCCTCGTTAACTACTCCCCAAGTCATTACGCCAGCAAATGGACGTTTGGTTAGAATAGTTGCATTTAATACGCCTGCATAAACGTGACCTGACGGAAGTGAGTCATACTCTTCATTTCCATCTGCCAAAGGCATTGGCTTGTAATCGTCAGAAGACGACTGTTTGATAAGGATGTGCCCTGCCTTGAGCACATCTAACGGGTACCCCGTAACATCAAGAGTTTTACCGCCTCTAATAGAGACTATGTTTTCAATGATAACTACGCTATCCATTGAATTATCGATGTTAATGGTCTCGTTAACTAAATTAGCTTGTACTGCCATTTTTTTTAAATTTTAATATTGCCAAAAACTGCGTCAAGCTCTGTCGCTGACGCTTCTTTATTGTTGCCGCCTCCAAACCCACCGTTAGGTTTATCTTTTCCGAACGTTACTTCCTTGATGCCTTCAACTGATCCTGTCCAATCGGAAATGTAAGTGTCGAATTCCTCATCGTTTTCAAAAGACATCTTCTCAATGGTTACAAGAACCTGATTGCGCAGTTTTTCCGGTATCTCTTTAAGAGCTTCAGCGGCTTTAGATTTGTAGCTAGTGACCGTTTTATCTTTTTTGATACTCTGAATATCTGTTTTCAGGGTTCTTAGTTCTTCCAGTAATGCCTTCATTGGGTCATCCTCATCCTTCTTCTCTTCCTCTTCCTTCTTTTCGCCAGGCTTTTCCTCTTCTTTCCCTTTGCTTTTCGCCTGAGCTTCCAACGTCCTGATACGGTCATCCTGCTTAGCTAAATCTGCAACCGGATTGATCTCGTTGAACTGATCCAATAGCCCGTCGATTTCGTCCTCTTTTTCCGTTTTTCCATCAACCCATTTCGCAATGGCATCAACTCGTTCGTTTGATAATTGCACGCCTGAGAATTTGCTTTTCAGTAATGCCTTAACTTGTGTTTTTAGTGACATAATTTCTTGATTGTTTGAGTAATAGCCCGCATTGATCGGCCAAAAAATGCAGTATACGCCTCGTTCTGACGTAAAATTACTCTAGGAAGAAAGGGGTATGAAATCGGTGGTTGGGATATGTTGCGATATCACAACATTGAATCTACTTTACTATAGAAAGCACGGTTTTTTGGTTGTCCTTAACCCATAAAGGCTGGCTTTTCCAGCCCTGCATTCTTGCGTAGTTGTTGGTTATGTAGGAATTGAATTGGGACGGTGTAGATTTGACAAGACCGGATTTAATCCGAATGCGTTCTACTGCTTCGTCCGAATCCAGTCCGGCACGGACTAGAGCAATGTACTCGTCCATCTGTTCACGGTTCATTAGTACGGGTGTTTTGAAGCATAAGCACGATGGATGCCATCCACTCCATTTAAAGTCTACAGGGTACGTGCCCTCCAGTGACCTGCACACCTCGCACCTTATTTTAGGTTTACCTGACTTGGATAGTTGAATTTTATAGCCTAAAACAATAGGATTCTGCGCCCAAGCTTCGTCATCAGCATTGCGATAAGCCATGTTAGTCTCGGTTCGGGTAAGGCGTTGCGCATTTTTGATAGGTGATCTGTAGATGCCTTTTCCGGGAGATGGAACGGTTACTTCGGTTGTTAGGCTTTCTCTGACTTTTCGAGCAATTGAAGCCGCCGATTCTCCTGAGCCAATACCCTCACTTAGTCGGTCGTTGATAATTTGTTGCGCCCTTTTGGTGTGCCTCCAAACTCTCTCGCTCAGGTTTAGCCCGGCAACCTTTCGTTTTTGGAAAGCTTCTAATGCGTCGATATTAGGGTCGTAGAAAATAGCTTGTAACTTTGGCGGAAGCTCCGTGCCGGCAAGTCTTTTATCCAAAAAAGCAAATGTCTTTTCCTCACTGATCTGCCACGCCCTTTGAATGCCTGATTGAATGGTTAAGGTTTGCTCTTGCGCCAACTTCTTAAGCATCTCGTTCAAACGCTGATTGAATAGGGGTAACGGCATATCCATTTTATACAATAACGCTACTTGAATGTAAATGTCTGCCCACAATACCTCTATTGCCTTAGAGGTGGCTTCCTGGTTACGTAAGTGCTGCGTTTCGTATTTATTTATGATGTCCTGTGGAAGCATAATGCAAATATATCAAAATGATATAATATTATGCAAGTTGCGAATGTGGTCTATAACCGATAAGGGAAGTTGTTGGTTAACTAGTTGAATAACTAAGTGTATTAAGGTTTTTCAGGAATTACACCATTCTAGAAAGACGCTTGCATAAATTCCAGTAAGATTTGAATACTCTTGTCCGGCAAATCTCTCTTTCGAATTTAAAGACTGCTAAGCGGAATTCCTTACGCTTCATATAGAAGGTGTTTTTGATGTCGAATTCCATACCCAAATTTACTTAATTGCCAACCTCGATAATAAACCTATATGCTTCTACAGGAACAATGTATTTACCTATTTCCTCGTGACCATAAACAGGCTCTCTTGATATTTTAACCCTTTTATCTCCTCTGTTTTCTTCTAAAACAAGCTCTTTCAGATTGTCGAAGAAATCAATTATTTGTTCATCTGTAAATTCCATACCCAAATATACTAAATTTTAACTTCCATTTCTCTACCTGTTATAGCAAACACTAAGTTTTGATACTCGTGTACAAATTCTACTGTAGTAAGATAATTGCCGCCTATCCATACGTTATACCTTCTGTGTCTCGTCTTTTCAAGACGCCAACCGCTGTCTTTTGCTGGTAAGCAATCATCACTCAACTCAACAGGATCCAACACTTCATAAGCGACAAAGGAATACTTGTCTTGCCCTTCATACTGGTACCGTACACGAGCAGATTGCTCCTGTATCCTGGTTACAACTCCCTGTTTTAGAATGTTGCCGATGCGGAGTTCGTTTGGGGTTATCATGATGTTATTTTATACTGTTGTTTAAAGCCGATTCGCAAAGGCTCATTCCGTGTTGAAGCGCCCTTGAATAAGCCCAATTTTCAGGGTAATTTACAGTAATTACGCATTCTTCAGTGTATTTAGTGATAACTATTACTCTAGAAATCATGTCTATTTCCATATTAATAGTGTCGTTCACAGTTATGTTTAGTTTTTTCATTCCCCTATGTTTTTTGCATTTAAAATTGATTGTCTATTTATTGATATGGTTTCTATTTCACCACCATGGTGCCTCTGGATGTGCTTCACTACTTCAACCTTTCCGCTAAAATAGCTTTCAATCTTAGCTGATTTTTCGCATTCCTGCATTTGGAGGTTGCACATTGCAATGGCGTAACGTCTAGCAACTTCGTCGACAGCTGGGTTAATAGGATGATTACCCCACTCAATAGCACCAGTTTCAGAAGCTACTTCGTCCTTGATCTTCTTTAAAATTTCTTCTTTATTCATTTCACTAAATATTTATACGCCTTGCAGCGTGAGTTGTGTAATTCTTCCGATGTTCTTTGAATTAGGTTAAATCCTTTTAGGGTTTCGAAATAAAATTTACCCGAAAATGGTTTGTCCTCCGTTACCCCGAAATAATTTGCAATCCTACGCATGTATTCAATACGCTTAACAGACTTTTCAGTTCGGGGGTTCTTTGGTAGTTTAGCCAATCTTTCATGCAAATGTCCCATATACCAGCTTCGAAAAGTTTCTAAATCCAATGAACCTTTGTAATGATTGATCAACTTTTGACACGGAACAATATTATCTATATTATCAGAATCGGGAAACATACATGTACCATTCCACCAATTTCTGATTATTGGCTTTATGTGATCCGCTTGCCAGTCATCCTCTAGTGGAGTGCCGGAATAGGCGCACATTCCACCAAACTTTAGCCTGATCTGTTCGCGTTGGGGTTTGGTTAATTTCATCTGTCTATTTTCTTTAATAAGTAAACAATTCCTCCTATCACCCATACTAAAGGCCAAGCAGAGCATCCGATGGCTAAGCCAACTCCAAGCAGGTCCCATCCTGTGTCTTCGTATTTCTCACTAAACGACAGATGGAATCCTAAGGCTATATGAAACACTACTAAGAAAATATAGATAGTTATTGCTAGAATTTCCATTACACTTCCTCCTTCCCTACAAACACATAACACCTACTGAGGTCTATTACCTTCGATGTCCATTCTTTAATAGTTTTCCCCTCATGTAAAACCATTCCTCCGACTGGTGTCTTCATATCTCCTTGCATTACATATCCTTCCGCTTCTATTGCAGAAATAAAGGATTCACGGGCGGATTGACGGTACCCACAATGATCGTAGCCTACATAATGATCTGAACCAAATAAATTAACTTTTCTGACCAACCCCTCAAATTGTTGTTCGGTTAGGTCAGATAGTTTGCCTAAAAATTGCAAATTCATTTTTGGTAGTTTTTGGACTACAGGAAAACTGCCCTTCATTTCGTCATATATAAAGAAAGTAATGTTTCCACTTTCGGTTAGTTTCAATCCGTGTGATTTTTCCGGCAACTCCACAACCAAAACAGGGAGGGGGAGTGATTTTAAATGGATTATTTTCATGACTTTCTGTGTTTTTTGATATAAGACTTTAGGCACCTCTTGCAAGTTGCTTGTTCTGATATATGTTCATGTAAGGTGAAAATATCATGTGATTCATTTAGACCGCAATATGTAGTAAAAGTGTCGTCTATATCACCAACAGTAAAATCACCTCCGTGCTTTATGATGTGCTTTTTCATCTCTTAAATTATTTAGGATCAACATTGGTTTCATTCAATATCTCAACAAAACGACTGAATGAAATTTCTTCTTTCGTTAGCTGATTTAATAAGTCTCGTATTTCAGCGACTATAAATCTACGCTTAGGCTGCAAGCCGTATTTTTCGAGGCTGTTAATGACTTCTTGAGCGCCTTCCGTAAACCTATCAACCGTTCTACTATAATCGATGTACTGAGGGTTGCCGAAAGTTCTTAACATTTCCTCATATCGTGCGTTTGCAGCCTCTTCAATAGCTTCTTTCTGTTCGTTTGTCATGGTTAAAATATTAATGATAAAAATCCTATCGCATACATTATCCCAGCAAATAACACAAAGAACTTAAGTTCGACCGGAGTTTTATTACTCACCTTGACCCCCTTCCTTTAGCTTTACCCAACCGTATTCTACCTCGGTTCCATCACCTAAATAATAACCTTTTGAAATAAGATAACAAAAATCTTTATAAGTGAGATAACCTTCTTTCCTTCCACCATAACCATTAAAAGTAGCTACCCAATGATGATTATAATCATTAGGGGTGAACTTAATATCCACATTCTTAAAACCTACAGGAAAATTAAATCCAATTGCTTTAGCATCTTCTTCACTGATCTGTGACAGTGGGGTTAGTTTCAAATACTGTACATATTCTATATTTTCACTTACAACATCCCATTCATGAGGTTCTTCATTGGGGTATCTAATCACAGCTAAATTAGGCTTTCCAATAACATCATAATATTGGGCAACGAACCTTATTTTATTTACGGGTGTGTTTTCTATTTTATTCATTACTTGTTTTCTCCTTTTAGGCGTATAAGCTCTTTCTCTAACTTTTCTATTCTTCTCAACTTTCTTAATTCAAGAGAGGTAATTACTTTAATCGGCTCATATGAAAGCTCGTCCTTTGTAGGTAAAAGGCATATGAGCTGGCAATTAAAAATATTTGCAGCTTTAAATAGGTTAACGGTAGTTAAAATCTGAACACCAGATTCTATATTAGCTAATGAAACCCTAGATATACCCATCATTCTAGCTAAATCTTCTTGTGTTAATCCTGCCTTGTTCCGTTGTTCATAAAGCTTTCTACCCAATATTATTTTAAGTTCCTCTTTCATGTTATTCAACTCCTTTCAGTGCTTCTTTGGCTTCTCTAACCATATTCTTAGATAGCCATTGTGGGTTCCCGGCTATAACTTCCAGAGCCTTTTTGTACCTTGCGTTTTCTGTGCTTATCTTATCCAACTTGAATTTAACCCCATCCAAAGCATCGTTATAATGCAATGTATGATACCGTTCGTCTGATAGCTTTTTCTCTAGCTCAGTTATTCTATCGATATTCTCTTTGTTACAGTGATTTGAAAAGGCTTCCATTAAATCCATTAAAGACACAGCATCATCAGTAATGATACATCTTGCAAAATTTCTGCCGCCATAAATAGTTTCTATATATTCTGCAGCTGTGGGTAGTTTTTCTTTGATCATGATGTTATTTTCTTAAATGTAACTGGCCTGTCAAAATCGATATCGTCTAACTCAAACATTAAATTCTTGTCTTCTATTAAGTCCGGTCTATCGGTCGCGAACAATCCAATAGTTGTATCAAAACGTTCATTCAAATGCGCGATTTCCCTGCAAAATCTATTGAACTGTTCGTTACTAATATTATCCGTAAGAAGTTTCATAAACCACTGTTTTGAATAGGTTGTATCAGATAATTGACACTTTTGTATTGTTTCAATTGATATTCTTTCTTGGTTCATGATTACCTATCTCCTGATTGTATTTTATCCTCATAAAACCTATGAAGATCATAGTTTTCGTCCTTAAGTTCTTTTACCGATATTTCGTGAAGTCTTAAAATAGCATCGGCTAATAAATCAAAATCACTATCCATAATTGATCTCATTTCATATGTCTCTCCAATTTGTACAGACGCATCTGAAAGTAATTGAATTATTTGTTTCTTGTCCATTTCATAAAATTTTAGTAAGTAAAACACTAACCGAATCGTCAGCGGAATATCTTTGATTGTATAGCTTCTTAGCTAACTTTTGCTCTGTCAATGTGAGGGGACGGCCTATAATCGATGTAAGAGCATTGTTGATCTCTTGTAAGAATAGTTTGTACTTCATCTCACTTTTATTTACCCACCATTACTGTGGGGGTTTAAAAATATATTGCGAGTCTCTTATAACCGTTTGGCTCAACTTTTATATCATTATACGTACTTGACAATCGTAATAGTTTTGTGTACTCTTCACTTTCAGATACTGGTTTATCAACTAATACATTGAAATATTTTAACCCATTATGATATTCAATTCCAGTAAAGCATTCACATAGGTTTAATTTCAATCCTGTCATTTTATCTATATATCTCAATGCTTCGTTTATACTTTCCATAATCCTTGAGTTTTTAAAAACCGCCCCGACACCTCTGTACAGGACGGCCATTCTGAGTTGTTCCACCCCTCGGTCCTAGAGGGATATTTTTGGTTGAATATTACTTTTTCCTTTCAACAAAAAACTGTTTCCCTAGCACTCCGCTTACAGTTAAATAACCTGTCTTTTCCGTATTACCTTTGAATATGGTGTCAGTGCCCAGAGTTATGGCTATATGCGCATGCTCCAACTGCCAAGGGGCACCTCCTGCCATTATAGTGACATTCACGCTATCACCTATCTTGGCAGCAATCTCATACACTCCCTTGATCTCTCTCTGTCCTTCCAATAAATAAGGTGCTTTTGGTGCGTTCTGATCATGTATAACAGCATAATAATCGTTACCGGTTACTTCATACTTCAATGTTTGAGGCTCTACGACTTCATATTTGTCTGAGCAGCTTACCAAGGAGCAAGCTCCGATAAATAAACCAACGGCAATCGCTAAAACAGTTCGACATGTCCAAGCTTTTATAGGACAATAATTCGCATTTTTCATTTTGTATTCCGTACTTTACATCCCGGCGGATGGCTTTAAAATTCCTTTTATAGGATGTGAATAAAAAAAGTGCAAAACAGGATTTGGTTGTGGCTCTTACCTCCTCCCGGTTTGCACTTAAATCTTCTCCGTTGTTAGTCGAGCCACTGACTAATTATATCACAAATATATCAATACGATATATTATTTGCAAATATTTTGTTATATTTATTTTTCTCTCTCTACATTGTTTCTGCGACCGGATCTAAATCGCTGTTTATTTCCTTTACAGCCTCATCGCTATCACGCTCCCACCCCAATAACTCTACTGAAGTTTTATGAGAAATTAGAGGTTTCCCGCCATTGGCCATCATTAGTGTACCTACCTGTTCCTGCTCGTCATTGATCTTGAAAGGTGGTATATCGAAGGTAATGTCTAGATTCTTACTGGCCGCAAGTGATTTGTTCCACAACAGAGCAACAGCTTTTACAAAGTTGATATCCCGTTGGGTTATCTCACCATACACACCGTCCACAAAATCTCTTGCTTCCATTTGTGGAGCCATGAAAACACGATCAAAAGCTACGCCCGTCAATGATCCCAGCCCCTGCATTTCCTTCATGGACATCTTAACGGTGTTGGTCATAGTAAAGATGATGTCGTCAAGGTTATCCATCTCAAGTTTGATGGCGTCTGGCGCCTGATCCCACGTGATGTACTCGATCTTCCCTCCTTGTTTCAATATAACCGCTTTACCGCGTTCGTCCTTTTGCATATCGCCGACCACATCACCCGAGAAAGCAAGTATAGGAGATCCGTTGTAGTCTATTGTATCACCATAATTGGAACCTTGTGTCTCTTTACGTTCAATAGCCCGCTGCACATCCTTCCAAGGCACTTCTTTTATGCTGTAGTACATAACCGGTATCTTACCATAATTATGGTCAAGTATTTCACTAAGTTCCCACGAGGTGCCCTCCATCTTGTATCTATAAACATGGTTTTCATCGTACACATCTAGCCTCTTTATTTCCTTTTGAGAAGGAACCTCCAACGCATAATCCTCGGGATTAAATGAAGTGTCCTTGTCAGTGTAAGCTCGTCCGAAATAGATTAGATCCCCTGTATTATCGAATATCGGGTATAGTTCATCACCTAAAGACTCGGCAAGCAACTTGAACCTCAACCTATAGTCACCTTTTTCCCCTACGCTGTACCAAAGTCTTGCAACATGCATCTCGCTAAGCAGGATTCGGCACAAATCTTTCTCCTTGAACGAAACCTTTGCTCCATCCCTGAGCTTATTTACTGCATTTAGCAGTTCCTGATCGGTTTCCGTTACGACATCAGCAGAAAGTACCATCCTACCAACATTGGCGAATGCTACGCGTTGTTTTACTATATACCGCTGATAAGGAGCCGGCACACGGTTTACTTTAGCAATCCCCGGAACTTCTTCTTCCTTACCATTTATTACCTGCTTTTTTACTATTCTTTTATCTGGACGTTTTGCAGGATCCATAACGGCATGCTCATTCACACAATACTGCTTTTTAGCCTCCTCTTTGTCTTTTGGGGTAAATGTGTTTCCCAAGGTGGTAACCATTACCGCTAATCCTTTTATTGGTTCTTCCATAATCGTTGTATGTGGCGTTCGGTAATTATCCCATATAGGTTTACCCGAACATTGATAAAATACTTGGTGATAGTGAGTTGAAGTCCTGTCCAAAGAATTCAACTATTCCCGTGAGGCAATCCTCCGCGTCATCGTTCGCATTTTTACCTTTTGCCGAATATGAAGTCACGTGCTTATAAAACAGTGGCCATTTTTTATCCCAATCCACTGGCATATAGATCAGATTTGTTACTTTAGCTGAATTGGTGAATATTCTCACCTGCTTGTTATCGCTCTGGTGGAACCATTCGAATTTAGTGTCGTTGTTTCCTAGCAATCTCGCTTGAGTCTCAACATTTCTGGCGAACCCTCGGCCTCCATTATTACTTTCAACCCTGACAAAATCAAGTTTATTGAAGGTAACCTGTTTAGCGGTTTCCGGCTCGGTTGTCTCCATAGCATCTTGTGTATAGTACACGTCGATAACATATGCCGCAATCTCTGTTTCCACATAAGCTATGGAGCATAGATAATCTTTTCCTTCGTCAGCGGTGTCGATATACGCCTTCCTTATTGATTTTTCGGAAGCAGGGATAACACTGTAGGTTCTGAATGCACTGTAAAGCAATCCTTCCCTTGGCTGAGGGTTCTGCATGTACTGCCTCCCAAAATTGATTGGGTTTATATTGTTCATCTTAAGGAGTTCATTAAGCGTATGCTTGAACTCCCAAAGGGCTTTACCTTCCTGTAATGTTTGGCCTTCGTCTACTATGATGCAGGGTAGCGAAAGGACTTCCCATTCGCCCGGATAATTCTCAAGAACGTGTCCGCAAAGGTCGTTCTCGTGAAGCCTTTGCATAATTATTATAATAGGCGTATTTCGTGAGTTGACGCGGTTAACGATGGTCGAATCAAATCTGTTATTTACTTTGTTCCTTACTGTATAGCTGTCTGCGTCATCAGGTTTGATGGGGTCGTCTATGATTAGGGCGCCGCCAAAAATTCCGCCCTCGTTGTGGGGCATCATTTCGTCAAGTTCGGGGTCGAACTCATCTCGATCCACTTGACCAGCGCCAAAACCCGTAACCTGTCCACCGGCCGCTGTTGCATAACAACCGCCTCCTTGCTCGGTATACCACTTCTTTTTTCCGTTGCTTCCGCGTTTAATCTGGACATAAGGAAAGACCTCTTGATAATATTCAGTTTGAACCAGGTCTCTTACCGCTTCCGAATTATCCAATGCTAAATCATCGGAGTAGCTTAAATGAATGAATTTAGCGGTCGGGTCTAACGCTAGGCCATATGATATTAAAGATTTAACTGCTAGTTCCGTTTTTCCATAACGCGGAGCTATGTTGATGATTAATCTCGTAATCTCGCCTCTTATTACAGCGTCAAGTTTCTCACATATTTTTTCATGATGGGATCCGACAACGAAAGATCTGTTGTATTGCTTTTTAAAAAAGTATTTGGTAAAGTTCATTAACGAGGTTTTGCAATGCAACTGCACTACATCGCGAACCGTCAATTCCTTTACTTCTTCTTCCATTATTCTGCTGATTGTAGTTTAGCTAAAAGAGCCTTGGCTTGGTCAGGAGTCACCTTATTGTTTAAGGTTTCTCCATTTGTAGTGACGTCAATGTTGTCTTTCATCATTCCGTTTATTCTCGCAAGATTTGTTAATTGGGAATCGACTGAACAAAATTCGATCTGAGCGCCTTCTTTTGTCATCTTGTATGACTTTATAATACCATTTTCTTTATCTCTTGCTAATGCTACAAGGTCTAACTCTACCTTCTCAACCATAATAGTATCTCCGTCACGCTCCCTGAAAGCCTTGGAATTCCTTCTAAGCTCAACCTGTAAACGTATTATTTTTTTTCTTCTGCTTTTCTGGGATAACTCATATTCTTCCGCTTCTTCATTGTCCATATCAACAAGAGAGGCATATTCCTCCTCAAACGAAATTTGCTCTTCAATCTCTTTTATTATCTTAGATAGAGGAACTTTGATTGTTGGAATGTGGGGTACTTTAATGATTTTAAGGTATTTATTTACATTAGCAGAGGCTATTTTTGATATAAGCTTCTTTGTTCCGTCCGCATCTAGTTGTTCTGCTTTTAGTCTTTTTTGTATTTCTGACTTAATGTGAGGTTTAGTTAAGTTTTCATAACCTATTTCTTTTGCGGTTTTGGTGCTATATTTAGCCTCTCTGGCAGCCTGAGCAGCATTCAGACAAGCCACGTAAGCCTCGATAAACTTTTCCTCTTTGGCGGTAAACTTAACCTCTTCCATCTTCACCCCCTCCCTCCATAATTATCAACCCTATCCCTGAACTTAGCGTTACCCTTGTAATACACATAGGCACGCTGCGCAAGGCAGGTTACGGTGTTTATGTGAACATTCAGAACTAATTGTAACTGCCTAGCTACTCCGGCCTCCATTTTAAGGCATTCAAGTAATGTGAAAGGCGAGAAACGCTTAAGAACAATCCCGACAAATACTAGCCTGTCAAATTCGGTATCAAGACAATGTGCAAGTGATGGTATAAGAAATATGTCGGGATCTGCCTTAGGGTATCCCATTATCACAGAAACTTCTTCCGGATGCTTCTTTCTAAAAATGCTTGCGAGTTTAGAATCTGTCATACCTTGTTTATTTTGATTGAAAAATGGTTTCCGTTGATTGTTGTCTGAACTCCGGCGTTGGCACCGAATTTTTCTAGATGGTAAAGGAATGACATTGGGTCGTTCGGGGCAACATCTAAAATGTTTCTTGTCTTGCCGTCCGATAGATTGGAAAAGTATTTGTAGTAATTTATCCAGGTCAGCATGATACCTCCGTCATTATTTTATCAATAATACCCTTACCCTGCTCTACACTACCAATCTTAAAAAACTTTCCTCCTTGAGCCTCATTTGCTTTTATAAAATCCTTTTGGGCATCGGATAGCTTGTCTGTGCCGATCTTAATATCGAACATGTACAATATCCCCTTATAGTGAAAAACTAGGTCTGTTACGCCCTTAAGAACTCCTATATCCTTTCTCCGCTTCATGAAAATGATATTCCTTGTCTTGCACTCGTCAATGAGTTTTGAAAGCCAATTCTGCTTTCCAATTACTCCCAGTACACGGTTCTTGAAGTAATCGTCCTGAGAAAATTCATTAGGCGTATGCCAGCAACAACCGCGTGTCTGTGGGTACTTATTCCATAGGTACACATAGAGTTCTTGCTGTATCCGATCATGACTTTTATTCATACCACAAATATATCATAATGATATAATATATTCAAACATAAAGTTTTTATGACACATTGAAAAGAAGTTATGTTCTTGTTTTTCAAATAGTTAAAAAAAAATATGACACATTATGACACATTGAAAAAATTTAAGTTATTGATTATCAGTCAGATGACACTTATGACACATTGTTTCCTATATACTCCTATACTACTTTTACACTTTACTGTTTCTTTTTTTTTATTTCCGTGTATATATACTGTTTAATGTGTCATAAGTGTCATAACATAAGTAAGTATAAGGAAATAAGCACTTTATGAATGACACATTGATTTCCTAATGTGTCATAACGTGTCATTTTTTAACATCAATGTGTCATGGAATACGCTTTATAAGCATACAAAAAAAGCTCCAAGTGAAGGAGCTTAAAAATTACACAGTTTGGAGTAAAATTTGTTTTACATTTTTTTTACGCTTAATGTGTCACTGCATTAGTTAATTCTGAAAAATCTTCCTGTCATATTCCTGTCTTCCTCATAAGTTATTTTCTTGAAATCGAAAAACAATCTTACCCATTGACACATTTTCTTTGACGACAACCACTTTTTAAATGTTTCGTTTTCCCTTATAAAAGAGTCATAAAACCAAACACGTGGAAACTCGCCTTTAGGACTATCATTATACTCCTCCATCCATTCATTCATGAAATCGTAAAACTCCTGTGATGTTCTGTTGATCAGTTGTTTTTCGGGCAAGTGAACCAGTACCTGGGGAACAAGGCCATGTTTAAGGAATAGTGATGCGCATTCGGACATAAATCTATCGAATTTGCTCCATTCCTCTTCGTCCCACTCCTCAAAGAACATCCTTCCAAAATCGTCCCTAGGAGTAAAATCCTTAGTGTAGTGTCTGGTGAGTTCCAGTTCGAATTTCCTATCCTCATGACTGCCTCCGGTACCCTTGATTGCATAATTAGTTGTTATGGCAATTTTTGGGCTTTCCTTGAAATTCAAGTGAAACGTTCCTTTGTTTTTCTTTTCTACGTCAATACCTTCGGTTATTACATGGAACAGTTTTTCAAAATCGAAGTCTTTACGGACGTCATCGAACACCATTATCTTTGTGTCCAAATCAACCTTTTGGTACACAAAAGATTTCTCGAAGCTGAATGTTTTACCGTCAAAGTATACGCTGTTTTTAAAATGGCTTACTGCCTTAATCAACATACCTTTTCCTGTCCGTCCTTCAGGGTTTTCGCTTATAACCTCGTCATTGAAAATAACCGCTGGGCTGCAAGCCTGATTTTTGAAGTCATGGAGTAGGTATCCAATGGCCGTGCATATTGATCCGTATCGCTTGTTATCGCCAGCCGATACATTATAAACGAACGTTCTGAAATCGCATGGCACATTGCTAGGTTGTTCTCTATACTCCCTTTTCAGTATCTGAGTGTCCCATATAAGCCCGTCCAATTTGTCGTATGTATTGAAGATAATATCTTTTGAGGTAATATACAGAAACCCGTTTGTATAGAAAATGTTGACTGAGTCCTTTGTGTCACGTTTGAACTGCACATTGTTCTCAGGCAACAATTCAAGGTAATCGTCTGCGAAAGTCTTTGTTACGTTCTGGGCAAAGTACTGATAAATATCAAAGCGTTTAATGGATTCAAGGTAGTCGAACACCATCTTTTTTACGTCCGCCCTGTTTATCTGTGATACAACATTATGGGTGATCTTAATTAGCATCCATTTATCAACGGACATCCGATAGCGGTATATTCCTTTAGTAAGAAGAAATTCCTTAAACCTTCGCTTATCGATAACTATCCGGTCATCATCGTCAATAACCCAGAAGACAATCTCGTTTAATGCCTCGCTTCCTCCAAATTCCTTATTTATCTCATTTTCGTACTCGTCAATAACCCTATTGGCAACCTCATTTACCCTGTCGATGTTGGCCTCATGTTCCTGAGCTATATGGCTTAAGTCGCTTGGCTTTGGTGTGATACCTTTATGGATGTAATTTGTTACGATAGACGATGCAATGTGATCATTTAGGCGGGCTGATTTGTTCTTTGCCTCAGCGGTATCAAACTGCGATTTATATGTCCGGTAAACATTCTTAACGGGTTGGAGCAGGTCTTCAATTGATATGTTTGTTAAATGGGAATAGTATTCCACAACTTTTTGTCCACAATACTTTTCGGACATCCCCCTGACGTTGCACGCGCCGGCTACAATGGTAAGGAAATAATGCTTGCATCCATCTGAGAAGGTGCCATATTTGGATTCCGCCTTTTTTACGGCAAGCCTAAAACACTCATCGCTATCTTTTTCTGTGACTGTCTCATATACGGTTGTTATTCTCTTTTGCTGCGACTTATTGAACAGGTACGCTTGCGAGGGCACCGTTACAGGAACCTGGTCGTAGTCTGTTCGTATTTTAAGGTCGGGATCAAAGCTAACGTATCTAAGCCTTGAGATGTCATGAGTTCCCTTATCTATGACAATGTTAAGGTTGTCGTACAGCTCGTCTTTAATACTGTAGAAAGTATCCTTGTGCTGCTTAGGGTCTATTTTTACGACGAAAGTAACGCCTTTACCTGATACGGAAAGAAAGCTTGCAACTACTCCCGGTAATTCAAATATCAAATCACGAGTGTACGGCCAATCTGTTATTTCGGTATTCTCTTTAGGATCTACGTCTATATTAAGAAGCCCTGTGTGCTTGCAATTTGTGGTTTTTCTGTATTTATCTACTGTTGCGGATATTGTCAGCGCATTAAGAGTTTTGCCTTTTATCTCTTGACGCTTCTCGTGATCAGGTTCTTCCCTAATAGCTCGCACTTGTTCAAAGTATTTACCGTTCTTGATGTTGAACATTTCCGTATAGAAATCGGTTTCGTATGGTTTCATTCCCGGAACATGTATACCTCTTTTCTTGGAAAATTGAGGTTTAAAGTATGATATTGGTATTTTTGGAAAGTCCATCATCTTAAAGTTATATCCATAAAATCAATTTTTTGTGCGCCTATCTGGCTTTTCTGGAAGTCTGCCCAGCTAGGTTTGTAGCCCATAGCGTTAGCGAACGCGTATAGGTATCCCGGTTGCTGCTGTTCTTTTGCTTTGGCAATCCTTGCAGCGAAACGTTGTTTACTTTTAATTTTAGCATATATAGAAAGCTCCAATGGGGTAAGCGTGGAAACATTTCTACCCTGTAGTGCTTCGTAATGCGATGTTACGTTTATTAGCTCCCCCTGCTCAAGTTCGCGTTGTGTCAGCGCACGTTCTGCACCACAGTATGGACATATACGAACCATTGAAGGGATTAAAGACTGGCAGGAATCGCACATCGCCATCGACATTTCGCCCTGTTCCTCTTTCTTCTTTTTAGGTTTTGTTTTCCATAGTGTTGAGTATGGACGGTCTTCGTAGTATATGCCGTGCCTTCGCCAATTTTCCCCATAATCATAAAAGTCGAAATGTTTCTTTACCCCCTCTATGACACGAGATCCTCTACCTAGAATTTGAAGGTACGTGCATGTTGACATAGTGGCCATACTCATAACTACCCGATCTATGGGCTTATAATCCCAACCTTTACTAAGCGACTTAACCGTTACTAAAATATTGCACATATCAAGCTCGGTAAATTTTGCTAAGTCATAGCTATAATTTTTGCTTTGGCTGTGTACAACGGTGGATTTGAATCCATGTCCATTCAATTCCCTGTTGAGGTTCTCGGCGTGTTTAATTGAAGCAACGAATATTGCACATTTATTGAATGAACCAGTATTTAAATCTTCCATTGTTCCATCGAACACAGTAGCCCTGTTGAATGCCGCGTTGTTGGATTTTTCGGTAAACTCTCCACTACGCATATCGAGCAAAGACATATCGCCTCTAGTCCTGGCAATATGCCTGTAATTGCATAGATGTCCGTGCTGTATTAAGTCATCTACCTGTGGACCCTCAATCAGTTCGTTGTAAATTTCAGGCAGATGTGGTGCGAACTTGAAAAAAGGAGTTGCAGTAAATCCAATGATGTAACAACCCGCTTCTTTCAAAGCATCAATCACACTACGCCCGGTGTTTATGTGGCATTCATCAACCATAACGGTCAAACGAGATCCAAGATTTTGAAGTTGCCTTAATATAAGTGGACGTCTGGCTAATGTTTGTATCATTCCTACATATGTATTGCCTTGCATAATGTTAATGTGCTTAACATCCGCGTTTATCTCTATTCCCTGACATTCGGTGACCAGCTGTGAGTATATTTTTCGTGTTTCAGATAACACCAAAGCAGTCCTGCCCTTTGAATTTGTACGCGAAGCAATCAAGGCCATAATAAGTGACTTTCCAGCTCCTGTTGGCGCATGGGCAATTACGCATTGATTGGTTATAAGCGCCTTGCTTGTCCTTTCAATAAGACTAAGTTGATAATCTCTTGAGGGGTGCATATAAGTGGATTAAAAAGCCCCATGAGGCCGTCAGGCGTCCACTCCATCAGGCCTATATGGGGCTGTATGTTGTTATTGTCTAATGTGGACGGACAATACCCTGCAAATATATTATATCATTTTGATATATTTTAGGGCAAAAAAAATTAATTTATCTCCCTGATCTTGCCAAACAATTTTCTGAAAGTTGCGTCCTGAGCGAGCAGTATGTGAAAAATTTCCAAATTGTATATAACAGTAGAATGATCTCTGTTGAAAATTCTACCGATACTTTTCAAAGTAATTCCTGTGATTGACCTTATCAAGTACATAGCAGAGCATCTGGCGTAGAAACATTCTTTTTTTTGCGATTTGCTTTTGGTTTGTTCAGGTGTGATACCGTACACCTGCGAACAGACGGCTATTATTTTTTCGGTCTTTGTCATGCCTATCGGAACCTTAAGTATTACACATCTCTGAACATTCTGCTCCAAGCCAACAAAAATATACGGTGTCATATCTCTACAACTAAAAATGATCTAACTGTATTAAGGCTGTTATTCCGTACTATTGTAAGCGGAAGATTGTTGTCCTTTATAACGCGTTGAGCCAACATGGACATTTCGTCGAGGTTACTTACGCGATATTCGTCGCCCTTGCTTGTTGGGCGCCTGTGACCCGTATTGAACAACTTAGCGAAAGCGTCCAGCGGCTTCACGCTTGTTCCTGTTGTAATTTCTTCTGTAAGCATAGTTCTAAATTTTTTCTATCTTTTATAATTTCGTTTAGAAGCGGAAGATCTTTGATGTACTTGTGGAAAAGTATATCGAAAGTCTCCCACAATTCTGATGAGTCGTTGAAAATAGTTTCTTCAGATTCGGTGTCGGCTATCGTAACACCAGCGTATTTGATGTCTTTAAGAACGTGTTCCGCATTTTCTACAATCCGCTTGGTACGGTTATGGATCGTTCCAAATCCCCTTATGCCGGCCAGTCCATATTGCTGCTCGTAGTCTATCAGTTTAGCGAGAACTATGATTTTCACAGCAGATACGTGGGCGCGATCTAATATATTTTTTCGTTGTATTGGTGATTTCATTATGTAAAACGTTTAGGGAGGGCGAACCCTCCCATAAATTAAAATGGAAGGTCGTCTTCCTCCCTCACTACTCCCTCGGCTGCGGCCCCCGCATTATCGTTTCCTCCTGCTGTAAAATCCTTGATGTTTCCAAGAATTGGTGAAAGTGATTTTGCATGCTCCTTACCGGATTCGTCCAACTCCTTCCAAATCTTGCTATCAGTTGTTTTACTGATAAAACCATTCTGACCATACACGTCTTGCTGATCTTTAACCTTTACGTTTACTGCCATGTAAACTGCGCCATCCTTTTCGGTTAACAGGTTAGCTTCAATCGGTATAAACAACCCCTTAACCATTCCCGATTTTCCTTTTTTCTCCATAATTACGTGCTGCAATTTGGTGAGGGCAATGCTGCCCGATAGATTTTTGTCCGCCATTTTGATTTTAAATTAAAAGTGTAAGTCCTTGTGGTGTTTTTACCCTGCTCAGAGCAACATACATTTGTCCAGGGGAGAAGCAGGGCCTGCGTAGATCGATCGTAACGCAATCAAACGTAAGCCCTTGGCTTTTGTGGATTGTTAGCGCATAAGCAAGTTTTATTGGATATTGTTCAATACTTCCGATCTCCCTTAATTCGAGTTTGTCCTCCCGCTCGTTGTATACGTACTCTTTTTTTGAAAATTTTACCTTTTCTAGAGCGAAATCGGTCTCGTTTACTCGTATATAATAGCATCCTTCGTGAGCGACAAACGTGCCCATAGTTCCGTTAAAAAGAGGATTATCCTTGCTGTTAACGAGATACATTATTTTTGCCCCATTTTTCACTAAAATCTCGGTTTCCAAGTTGAAATCATCGGCCTTTAGGTTTCCTTCAACTGTAGCTGTGAAAATGTATTCTTCGGTCTTAAGACCTTGCAGCCCTTCAACATTGTATTTCTGTACCGTTGCGTTGTGAGGAGCTAAGATTACTCCCGATGGAACCTGTTTTACGAACTGTTTAAAATAAGGGCTTTTACGTCCTTCCCTAACTTCGTTTAGGGCGGTTATGAATTCCGGATCCGATTGGCGTAATACTTCGTCAAGCTCAATTGTTTCAACATTTAGCTTACTGTAAACTTGTGCTTCGTAAAATTCGACCCCGTTATATGTTTGGTACAACACGGATCTTGTGTTATCGTTAACAGGAGAGGGTAATTGTTTTAGGTCCCCAATAAATATAATCTGTTTGCTTGAAAGCGGGGAACATCCGTTTTTGACAAGTGTCCAGTTCATACCATCCAGTAGATCGGGGCGCAACATGGACACTTCGTCGATGAAAATAGTATCTATTGCATCCAACAAACGGCGTTTCTTGCCTTTAAGAAAATTACATTCCTTGAAAGTCGCCACACCGAAAGGGTTCAGACTGAACATGGAGTGGATGGTTTGGCCTCCTATGTTGTTAGCGGCAATGCCAGTGGGCGCTAACGCGACTACACGTTTCCCTTTCTTCTTCATCTCGGTAATAGCCTCTTTCACGACATGCGACTTACCCGTTCCGGCTTTTCCTGTTAGGAAAACGTTCTTGCCTTCCAATACCTGATCAAGGAAGTGTTGTTGTTTGTTGGATAGGGTTATCATTTTCTAACAGCTTTGGTTTTATAAACTTCCTCGTATTTTATTGCGCTTGATTCAATGAATAAGCCTTCCTTAGCTTTTTTCTCAGCAAATGATTTCATTTGATCCATTTTTAACTTGCCTAATTCCTGCTCTGGAGAATGAGTAAAGAAGAACTTGAATATTTCGGCCCATCCGTCCCTTCGGGTAATGGTGATTGAATATGAATCCACCTTTACTGGTTTCGGAGCCAAAAGGCTTCTGTTTGCCTGATTAAGTTGAGTATCAATTAAAGCATCTGCAATTTGCTTTTCCATAGCCTCCTCTGCTGCCTTGTCGGCCAGCGCTTTAGCGTCAATGGCGTCTTGCTCCTGCTTTGCTCGCAATTCTTCTGCTGCCTTACTGGCCTCTCCAGCCTCTATTTCCTTGCGGCGATCAGGAATTAAGGAAAGCAAATGACCTGCATACGCTTCAATTTCACCTTTGTAATGCGGCAATACCTTTTTATATTTTCCCTCCGTGGCTTTTGCCTTAATTTGGCATACCTCCTCAACGGAATGATGTGAAGCGTTTAAGGCGATTGTTATGCTGTTAAATCGCTTTTCTTCATAATCTTTAAAAGGTGGAGTAAGCAACTTTTCAACCTTATCAATCGTTTCTTTACCGGAATTCTCTATCGCGTACAGTAAGGCGTCTTTATCCTCGTTTAGATGTGCAGCATACCCTTTACGCAATTGCTCTTCAGCTGATGCAAGCAGCTCAATACCTTCTCGCTTTTTGTCTAATTCTGCCTGCTCTTTCCTACGCAATTCTGCTTCTTCTTCAGCATACGCCTTGACACTTGCATTCCTCGCAACTTGCAGTGGACCTACAAGAGCCTTAAGCTCATTCTCCTGTGCAGTGTACAGTTTTACTATTTCCTGCAACCGAGAGGTAAAGGGTTTTCTGGTCTCCTCCATAACTTTCAGGCATTTGTTGGCCGAGGCTATAAAGTCGTTTGCTTCCTTATCAATTTCTGGCGAAAGCTTAACCCCTATCGTTGATATATTGCTTAATATCAGAGACTGTTTCTTGCTGTATTTGGCAACATATGATGTGTTGGTTTCCAGTACCCCCGCTGCACTTTGCAGCTCCTGGGGTTTAAATAATTCTATGTTTGACATGATTATATAGGTAGCGGTGCCGATGTGTAAACTTTAGGCTCTTGTTTTACCTGCGGTTTTTTTGGTTTTGGCTGATTAGGTGTCGAGCCGAATTTCCTGTTACAGAATTCTTCAATAGTTTCTTTACCTAGAGCTGCAAGCAACGACTCTTGAGTACTAACCACTCCGCTGATGTTTAGATAAGTCTTGTTTTCAGCTTTGCTCGCGTATCTTACGTTTGCTAGAGCGAGTACAGCATCCACTTCCGCTTGGCATATATCTCCCGTCCAATCTTTAAGGTTGTACCCCGGATTGGTTATCCATTCTTTTGGAGACCAGTTAAAAGCTGAATCCAAAGGCATATCGGGAAAATTTTCTTCCCATAACTGACGCTCACATTCAATCTGGATTCCGTTTGAACGGTAGAAAGCATGACGACCGGATTTGAAGTTTATTATTGCCCTGATAGTTTTGGGAATCTTAACTTCCCTTGGCTGTCCTTTTCTAACCCCTGATTTATAAGGATCATCATAATCTAGCCCGTCAACCATGGTTGTCATTTCGCATACTAGATCGATTAGGGTACCAAAGCCTTTTTCTGAAAGAAGAACATATTCAATTCCCAGAGGTTTAACCTGATAATCAAAGCTGAATTGGATGAAAGCAGCCATGTCCTGTTTCAACTTTTCACTCCAATCTGCACACTCGGGCTGCCAGTAGTTCTCTGTGGTTGTATATTCTTCTACAACGCTGCCGCAAGAGTTAAAGTCATAAACCTGATCTTTAAGGAATCGGCCTACTTCAAAATGCATTAAGGTGCCGTAATGTTGGCTAAGCTTAAGTAGGCGGGATGCTTCCTGACGGCCATGCTTAATATACCAATCAAGCAAACCATCCTCCATGGGAGCACAAGAGTTGATAGCTGTTGTGAGTGAAGTGTATAGCCGTAAAGGAGTCTCAAGCGTTCCGTCTTCATTGATACGAATGTAGCTTCGGCCTCTACCAAAATTAACTCTTCCTACTTTATATGATGGTAGACGCAAGGCTTTGTCGTCAAACCATTCGGTTGAAACTTCTTGAACAGTCATTTTATATAACTCCTTTCTAGTTGAATTTTTGTTACTACGTTCTGTGATACCCCAAATATTTTGGCTACTTTCCTTTGAGGCAATACACCCCTTATTTGTTGAGCCTGATTTTGATTTAACTTAGAATTATGGTGATTCTCTCCGGTTTTATGTACCAGCAATCCGGTATTTAAAGCGTGTCTTACGTTTTCGGACGAGGTGCACCATTCAAGATTATCCGCTGAATTGTTGGCTTTATTCCCGTCCTTATGGTTAACTATTAAAAAACATTTGGGGTTAGGTAAGAAAGCCTCAGCTACAAGTCTATGAATTTTAATAGTTCTAAATTTCCCATCGACATTTAGTTGTGTTTGAGGATAACCGTCGGTATGGTAGTTTATATTTAATACTTTTTCTTTCTTCCTCCTCGGATTACTTCCCGGATGTCCACATTTAACAAGTCGCTCTAATGATTTCACCCTACCAATACTGCTAACTTTATAGATACCTTCATATCCAACAACGTCTCTCCAAATTTCCATCAATGACCCTCCCCTATTTCTAAAGTTTTTGAAATTGCACCGCTTTCAATCATCCTTGTGGTAATTCTATTCAACTGACCGCCTGATTCTACATAAGCACGAACCGCTTCCATTGATTCCTCAGTAAAGTTTGGAATAAGCGAAACCACTGGATAGGTGCGGGCTTCTCCGGGAGAATAGGATTTCTTCATTTCTATGTTCAAGTTGAATGGGAAACCTATAATCGTTCCAGCCTTTTCGCTGACAAGGTCAAACGATTTAACTATGCTCGGAATAGTCACTTCCTTGGCTTTAGTTTGATAAGTCCAATATCCTAAGATTCCTGTCATCTTTAGGAGTACGAATCTTAATGTAAGTGTACGCTCCCATTTTAACTTTTTAATGCGTGGGTCATTAGACTTTACGTCCGAAACATACTTCGAGCCGTCCCATATAGTAAATGTTTCGCCATCTCCATACCCGTACCTTTTGCCCTTTTCCCATGACTCAAACCTTTCATTGCAAACCTCATTCAAGTTGTCGCTGATAAACGCTACCTGTAAAGATTTTGGTTTTTCGCCAAATAGCTGCGTGAACTGATTTGCATAATTTCCGGTAGCCCGAAAATAGTCGATAGCTTTCGGGTATTCTACCCCCTTTGCAGACATAGCTTTTATGCCCGTCTTGATTTTACCGATTTCCGGCAGCGTGCTTGCGTTGCTTTGCGCCTTAGCTACCTTGATACGTCCTGTTTCCATTTTATTTCTAACTTAATTTGATTAATTTCTTCTTTTACCTCAATCAGTTCCGATCTGATTGCAATAAGCTCATTCAATATTTTATCCATGATATTATCGCAATTATAAGTGAGCATATAGCTATTACAAGAAGTGTGGCATTCAACTCGCCCATGGCTTCCTTTCTGACCTGTCTCTTTGCCTCATTAGCGAGCCTGTCTAAATTTCTTTGAACCACATCCTTTTCCGTGATGTCATTGGTTGCATCTATAAATCTTTTCATAATTTTTACCATTGATAACTACGATAATACATGTCACAGAAGTCTTCTTCTTCTTCGATGATTTCTTCGATTTCCTCTTCCATTTTACTTCCTCCCAACCTTAATTTCGGTTGCTGCGATAGTTTCTAGCTCAGCCCTATCCAGTCGCCATTGCTTGTTCATTCCTTTCTGACGTTTTGTAATAACCTGCGAGGTGATCCATCTGTCAACATTGCTACGGCCGTAAATCCGGTTGGCCTCTTGCCGGGTAAGGTATGGCTTTATTACACCCACCTTACCCAGTGCTTTTGTTACGGCCAGTTCGGCCGCACTAGCCATGAGATCAAAGCATTCCTGCTTAGTAAAAACCTCTTTCATTTCTTCCTCCAAACCAAAGCGTGAGTACCGAATTTTTCCTTTGGAACCTTTGTCATTGACACACTTATATGCTTATTACTTTCTTTTTTGGTGTTAAAGTATTCTGAAGCATAAGACTTAGCGGAGTTAACCTTTTTGATTTCTATTAGAAATCCAGTCGGTTTTTTCTTGTTGGTGCTGACAGGAAGGCTATCCATTTTTTCTACAAAATCTGCTTCCTGATTTTCGATTTCAACTTCTATGAGATCCATTGTTTTTATTTGATTATTCCTTCTTTTACTGCTCATATTGCAATACTCACTTTGCTATCCATTTGGAGTTTTGCTCTGATGTTCTGCATATGTCTGGCAATTGTATGTACCGATCTATGCATTTTGTGAGCTATTGCCTTATCAGGCATTGAGATGTAGGATACCACCTGAAGTTCTATCCTACTCAACTGCTGTCCGTTTTCATCTTGTCGCATTTTGGTATATATTTAGTATTTCTATTGTTACTATTTAGTATTACCTTTGTCAATGTTTGGTATTGCAAATGTAATGGAAAAAATTCAATTGTTCCAAATATTTTTGGAACTTTTTCAATAAAAATATGGAAGAAATTATTAATAAGTTGATAAACAGCAATTTAAAAACAGTTGAGAAGGATACGGGAATACCTTATGATAGAATGTATAAGTGGAAAAAAGGGAAAGGAAAACCAAAGACAGACGACTTAAATAAGTTGATAAAATATTTTAGCGGAACTAGTTCCATCAAAGAATTGGAAGAAAAAGGTATATCGCCTTCATTGAACAGCGGAAAAAACGGCGTTCCGTATTACGATGTCGATTTTATAGGTGGTTTTGATTTGGTATTTAATAATCAAATTGTAGCGCCATCGTATTATATAGATTTTCTTCCGTTTAATGATTCTGACTGCTGGTTGAATGTGACGGGTAAATCTATGGGGCCACTGATAGCTCACGGAGATATTGTCGCTCTTAAGGAGTTAAAGGATTGGAAAAACTTTCTATTATTCGGAGAAATTTATGCTGTAGTCACACCAGAATATAGAACAATAAAAATATTAAGCAAAGGCGACGATTCAAATCATTTCACCCTAATACCATACAATAAAAGCGACGAGTACAGTTCGCAACCGATACCCAAAGAAATCATAACCCATATTTTTAGAGTTAAAGGCGCTATTAAAAAATTCTTTTAAAATGAAATATTTAATTTTTATCTACATCGGTTTGCTACTTTCATGCTCTAATAAGC